TAATTCTACAGCTGTAGTCAATACAATTCCTGCTCAAGCAGCGCAGATGCAATCAATTGTTAACAAAGAGAAAAACTTCGCTCAAGTAGATGATACATTCATTGCTTGGGGCGCGTATCATGACATTGTCAAGATTGTAAAATCAAATATGTTCTACCCAACTTATATCTCAGGTCTTTCTGGGAATGGTAAAACATTTATGGTAGAACAAGCTTGTGCTAAACTTCAAAAAGAGTTTATTAGAGTTCAAATCAACCCAGAGACTGACGAAGATGATTTGTTAGGTGGGTTCAGATTGATCAATGGTGAAACTGTCTTTGCTAAAGGACCTGTTCTTAAAGCAATGGAGAACGGTGCAATATTACTTCTGGACGAAATCGATAGAGCGACAAATAAAATTATGTGTCTCCAAGGTATCCTGGAAGGCAAACCTGTCTTGGTCAAAAAGACTGGTGAAATTGTAACACCAGCCGAAGGATTCAATGTAATCGCTACTGCCAATACAAAAGGCAAAGGCTCAGAAGATGGCAGATTTACTGCTGCTTCAATTATTGATGAGGCTTTCCTTGAAAGGTTTACTATTTCGGTTGATCAAAAGTTTCCATCACTATCAGTAGAAAAGAAAATTGTCCTTAAGCATATGGAAAAATATGGTGCTGCAGACGATGATTTTGCAGATAAATTGGTTACATGGGCTGACATTATCAGAAAGACTTATTATGACGATGGTGTTGACGAAGTGATTTCAACCAGAAGATTGTGTCACATCGTACAGACATTCTCTATTTTTAATAATAGAGCAAAGGCTATTGACCTATGTATTTCAAGGTTCGATGATGATACCAAATCAGCTTTCTTAGATCTTTATACTAAGGTTGATGATGGTGTACTTACAGCTGAAACTGAAGAGGAGGTAGTGTAATGAAAATTGAATCTACAGAAACAAGATTGGTTGAACTTAATGGAAATTTATATCAGGTACATAAAAATGGATTTGCTCTTGATTCAAAGGGCAAAAAAGTTGGTTATAGAACTAGTGATGGGTATATAAAAATTGCAGGTGATTTTCTATTACATCGAGTAATATATAAAGAATTTACTGACTGGACAAAAAGAGGTACACCTAAAGGAATTGGTTATGAGTATTGGAAAACATTATCAGTAGAGAAAAGGAAAGATTTTCATGAAAGGTATGAGGCTGTAGACCACGCTGATGGTAATAAAAAAAATAATAAATTTGAAAATTTACAAGGAATGCCTTATAGAGATAATTCAAAAAAAGGAAATAAAGCAGCTTAATATGTTTGGCAAAAAGAAACAACAACCAGATTATAAGTTTAACGAGGGAGCTCTGATTGAAGAGCTTCTGAATTATATAAACAAAACCTATGGTGGTCACTATAGTAAAAACAAATTTCAATCAACGGAATTTATTATTGACTGTGACCATGGAATGGGTTTTGCTTTAGGGAATGTACTAAAATACGCACAGAGGTATGGTAAAAAAGAAGGATATAATAGAGCTGATCTATTAAAAATACTACATTATGCCCTTATCGCATTACATGTACATGATAAAAATGAAAAAGAGGGTTTACAATAACCTCTTTATATGGTATAATATACTATTAACTATAGGAGAAAAAAATGCAATTATCGCAAGATACTTTGGCACTGTTAACTAACTTTGGATCGATCAACTCCAATATTGTCTTAAAACCAGGACAAAAGCTCAAGACTATTTCTGAAGCTAAAAACATTCTGGCAATAGCTGATATTACAGAAGACTTTCCAAGTGATATGGGTATATATGATTTGAATGAATTCTTATCTACTTATTCATTGGTTGACGATGCTACTTTAGTGTTTAATGATAACTCGGTTCTAATACAAAATGGTACCAATAAGGTAAATTTTTATTTTGCAGAACCTAGTATTCTGACAGCACCTGATAAGGATATCACAATGCCTAATGCTGAGGTTAGTGTTACATTAACTGAAGAAGTTTTGGGTCAAACCAAAAAGGCTGCTTCTGTATTGGGACATACTGATGTCGCAATCATTGGTGATGAGTCCATATCAATTAAAGTATTTGACACTAAAGATTCTAGTGCCAATACTTTTGAATCAAATTTAGGTCCAAATGAAACTGGACATAAGTTTTCGTTCGTTTTGAATATTTCAAATTTGAAATTAATCGACGGCGAATATGATGTAGCTATTTCATCAAAGTTGATTTCCAATTGGGTGAATAAGAACAAACCTGTTTCTTATTTTATTGCCTTGGAAAAATCATCAACGTTTGGTGTATAAATACATTATGAATTGTGGGAAGATGCCGAATGGGTCTTTCCATTTTGTTAATTACTTTGCAAAGGAGAAATTATGACAGAAGAAGTGAATACCACTGAAACTGAAGTAAGTACAGAAGAACAACAAGTTCAATTGTCTCTCAAAGACATCGCAACAATGGTTCAGATAATTGATATCTGTTCCAAAAGAGGTGGGTTTGAAGGGCCAGAGCTTGAAGCAGTTGGAGGATTAAGAAACAGAATCGTTACTTTCTTAAACGCTGCATCTAAAGGAGCCGAAAATGTTCCTGAAGGAGAAGTTCCTGTTGCTGAAGAATCAGAATCAGAATAACAATCGAGGGGTGAAATTCCCCTCCAATTTTAGGATATATTATGGAAACAAATGAAAAAGCCAAATTGCTCGAGGCTTTACAAACAGGGCTAGTCACAGTAACATTCAAAAAAATAGATACAGGCGAATTAAGAATTATGCCTTGTACTCTTAACGAAGACATTCTTAAAGAGAATGGAGTAACATCAACAATCAACTATTCACCAAACAATGTGGAAGCATTTCCAGTTTGGTCAATGGATAAAAACGCATGGAGAAGCTTTAGATTAGATACAGTTGTACAATGGGATACAAACAGTCCATTCAGAATCGTTGACGATGCTGGTGTTGATTTAGAAACAGGTAAAATGGTATGAACGAATTTTTATGGGTTGAAAAATATCGACCACAAACAGTAGCAGATACTATTCTGCCTAGTGCTTTAAAAGAAACATTTACAGAAATACTTAATCATAAGGAATTACCAAACCTATTGTTCACAGGGACTGCAGGGATTGGTAAAACTACAATCGCTAAGGCTGTCTGTAACGAATTAGGATTGGATTACCTATTAATCAATGGGTCTGAAGAAGGTAACATTGATACACTCAGACACAAAATAAAACAATTTGCATCAACAATTTCCCTACAGGGTGGATACAAGGTGGTTATTTTAGATGAAGCAGACTATCTAAATCCCCAGTCCACCCAACCCGCTTTAAGAGGATTCATAGAGGAATTCAGTGGCAACTGTAGGTTCATAATGACCTGTAACTTTAAAAACAGAATTATTGAACCATTGCATTCCAGATGCTCAGTTGTTGAATTCAATGTTTCCAAAAAGGACCTCGCAGATTTGTGTGGTCAGTTTATGAAAAGGGTAACCAATATCCTTACAAAAGAACAAATTACTTATGAGGAACCTGTGATTGCAGAACTCATTATGAAGCATATGCCAGATTGGAGAAGAGTCCTAAATGAATTACAAAGGTATTCACTCTCTGGTAAAATTGATTCAGGTATATTGGTTAATATACAAGAGGTATCGCTAAACAATTTAATGTCAGCGATGAAAGATAAAAACTTTAAACAAATGAGACAATGGGTAACAGATAATATTGATGTTGAACCTGCTGCTCTATTCAGAAAGATATATGATAATATGTATGAATTTATTGACCCACAGAGTATACCACAACTAGTGCTTATTCTGGCAGATTATCAATATAAGAATAGTTTTGTTGCAGACCACGAACTCAATATGGTTGCCTGTTGTACTGAAATTATGGCAGGAGTCAAATTTAAATGAAAAAATATATACACAACATGCATAACGGAACCTTTGGACCAGAAGAAGATATCAGTATAACATATCAAATGTGGCCAGTCATGTACGATTTAGAAGTCACAAGATGGAGAGTCGTTCGCTTTGAGGATAAGGAAGTAAAATACGAAAGAATTTTTGATTCAGAAAAACAAGCAAGAAAATATATAAGCCAAAATGAGTCCATTTGAATACCTAAACGATATTACCTATGCCAAAAAAGGCATTATGGTAGATGATATTGCTGAGAAGGAATATAATGCTTTTATTATCAATCGTGGGCTTTCTATGTATTCAGATACAATTCTATATGCTAATGAAATGAATATACATCATACATTAGATCATCGGCTTCAGTACGATTTTTTTATAAATATAATTAGGAAACGTAAAAGATGGTCTAAGTGGATTAAACCACAAGAAATAACCAATCTTGAACTAATTAAAGAATATTATGGATATAGCAATGAAAAGGCTAAATCTGTTTTATCATTATTCAGCACAGAACAAATTGCTGATTTGAAACAAAGGATTTACAAAGGTGGAAAACGAAAATAAAGAAATCACAAATTGGCAACCAACAAGTATGTTGGAAGTCACCCTCAACGAACCAGACGACTTTTTAAAGATAAGAGAAACATTAACTCGTATCGGAGTTGCATCTAGGAAAGATCAAAAGTTATATCAGTCATGTCATATATTACACAAACAAGGCAGATATTTTATAGTACATTTTAAAGAATTGTTTTTATTAGATGGCAAACCAAGCAATCTATTAGAAAATGATATAGAGCGACGCAATACAATAACCACTCTGCTTGCAGACTGGGGATTAGTTAGTGTAGTAAATGCTGCTCAGGCGAAACCTCTGGCTCCATTAAGACAAATAAAAGTCATTCCATTTAAGGAAAAGAGTCAGTGGGAGTTGTGTCCGAAATATAATATCGGAAATACAAATAAAGATTAATGTATGGTCTTTTTGATTACCTTAGTTAATCTTCCAGCTTTCATAATTTTATGAAATCTTTTAAAATAATTTTTAATTAATGTCATAATAATATTTATACAAACTAGGCAAACTTTTTGTATAAATAACAGTGGAATTGCCCAATAGGGGATTCCAATTTTAACCTTGCTAACTAATAGGAGGAAATAAAAATGGTAGTAAGAAATAACTTGAACGTACCTCGTTCACTTTTTGTTGGATTTGACACTTTATTTGAGGACCTGGAAAGGATCCATCAAAGTGCTAGGTCTGGTAACGATAATTATCCACCCCACAATGTGGTCAAGATAGATGAGGAAAAATTCCTGATCGAATTGGCAGTGGCTGGATTCACCAAAGATGATATTGATCTAGAGTTGAAAGATGGTATCCTTAAAATCAAAGGTGAGGTCGAAAAGGATGAGCGTGAATATGCGTATAAAGGCATTTCATCTCGCAAATTTGAGAAGAGCTTCCGTCTCTCAGAATTTGTCGTAATAGATGGTGCTGATCTTCAGGATGGTATCCTCGTGGTTTATGCCAGAGTGGAACTCCCAGAAGAAAAGCGTCCAAGGAAGATCGATATAGGGTCTGCTGGGGCGTCAAAGAAAAAATCTTTTTTGAAAGGCTAGTATCAGAGAAGCAATCCCAGTAGATAAGTAATAAACTTTTTACTGGAGATAACTATGAAAGAACTAATACATATGTTCTTAAAATATGATGATATAAGAGAGACCCTAGGATTATTAATGATAAGTGTGACAACTTTAACATTGGCACCACTGACAATTTATTTATCCTACCTCTCTTATTAATTGAATTCATGCGGGGGAAAGAAATTTCCCCCAACCTATTTACATTATGCTGAAATTGTGGTATAATATACATTATGAAATTTTATACAAATATATCTCGCTATGGCAACTCTCTCCTCTACAGAGGGTACGAAAATGGCAAGAAAATATCCAAACGAATCAAATACAAACCAACGCTCTTTGTTAGTTCAAATAAGGGTCAGTGGAAATCCATTGACGGTGTGCCCTGCGCGCCAATTGAATTTGAAACTATGCGAGAAGCCAAAACTTGGATAGAAGAAAACAAACACACTGCAGGTCGCCAAATCTTTGGTAACGATCGTTATATACCTGCATTTATTAATGATGAGTTTCCTGGTGAAATTAAATACAACCGTAACCAAATCAACGTAACAACAATCGATATTGAGGTCCAATCAGACGAGGGATTTCCCCACCCAGACACTGCAAGTTATCCTGTGACTGCCATCTGTCTTAAGAATAACATTGACAATACATATTATGTCTGGGGGTGTGGCGATTATAATGTCGCTGAATCCGTAATGAAAACAAATCGCGTGGTATACAAAAAGTGCGAATCAGAATTGGAACTCTTTCAATTATTCCTTGCTCATTGGTCTACTCCAAGTCATTGTCCAGATGTAATCACTGGTTGGAATGTTCGCTTCTTTGATATTCCTTATATCATTAATCGATCAATTAAAATACTAGGTGAGGACCTAACAAAGAAATTCAGTCCCTGGAATATGATCGAACCAGGCACAGTCCGTAGGGTTAATAGGACCGAGGCAGTCTATGATCTTAAAGGTATCAATACTGCTGATTACCTAGAGCTATTCCAAAAATATACTTACACTGCTCAGGAATCATATCGCCTTGACCATATTGCAAATGTAATACTTGGTGATAAAAAGCTCTCATACGAAGAACATGGTTCCTTATTCGATCTATACAAAAATGATTACCAAAAATTTATTGATTATAACATTAAAGATGTGGAATTGGTTGATCGACTTGAGGATAAAATGGGTCTAATCACGCTGATGATGACTATGGCGTATAAAGGTGGTGTAAACTATTCAGACACATTTGGCGTCACAGCCATATGGGAAACAATCATATATCGTCACCTATACGAACAGAAAATCGCAATACCTTTTTATGAGGAGAAAATCAAATCATCATATCCTGGTGGATATGTCAAGGACCCTATGGTTGGAATGCATGATAATGTTGTATCCTTCGACCTTAATTCACTATATCCATCTTTGATTATGCAATACAATATGTCGACAGAAACAATTGCTGAAGGTGTTGTTGCTCAAATTGATATCGAAAAAATACTAGAAGGACAACAAATTAATAATAAAGGTTATTCTGTAGGTGGCAATGGCCAATGCTTCCATACAAGTAAAAAAGGTGTAATGCCAAAACTTGTGGACAATATGTATAGTGACCGTGTCCAAATTAAAAAGGATATGCTTCAGGCTCAAAAGGACCTACAGACCATTGATAAAACAGACAAACAAAAATTATATGATATTGAACGAAGAATATCAGTTGCCGAAAATGAACAGATGGCAATTAAAATTCTCTTAAACAGTCTTTATGGTGCCTTAGGTAACAGGTACTTCCGCTTCTTTGACCAAAGGATTGCAGAGGCAATTACCCTATCTGGTCAATTAACAATTCGTTGGGCAGAGGTTGCCATTAACAAATATTTAAATAATATATTGCAAACAAAGGATAAGGACTATGTTATTGCCATCGATACTGATTCGCTATATGTTTCACTTGATGGTTTGGTTAAAGCAGTCAATCCAGATGATCCTATTAATTTTATGGATAAGGTTTGCCAGGATAAATTGGAACCTGTATTACAGAAATCATATGAACAACTATATCAACTAATGGGTGGTATTGAAAATCGTATGGTTATGAAACGAGAAGCCATAGGCGACCGTGCCATATGGACAGCCAAAAAGAGATATATCCTTAATGTACATGATAACGAGGGTGTTCGATATTCAGAGCCTAAACTTAAAATTATGGGTATTGAGGCCATCAAATCCAGTACACCAGCCACTTGTCGTGATGCACTAAAGGAACTATTCAAGGTTATAATGCAAGGTAGTGAAAGGCAAACACAAATTGCCATTGAACAATTTAAAACATATTTCTGTACGTTGCCTGCCCACGATGTTGCATTTCCAAGAGGTGTTTCAAAGGTTTCTGATTATAGTGCGAAGGATACAATTTATCGCAAAGGCACGCCGATGCATGTCCGAGCCGCCTTGTTGCATAATCATCAACTTAAGGTCCATGGTCTGACCAGAAAATATGAACCAATTAAGAATGGAGACAAAACAAAATTTGTTTATCTTAAAACACCAAATCCTATCCACGAGAACGTGGTTGGCTTTACTCAATATCTGCCTAAGGAATTTGGTCTAAATAACTATATTGATTATGAAACTCAATTTCAAAAAACCTTCTTGGATCCTATCGAACATATTCTGAAGGCCGTAGGTTGGTCATCAGAAGAGGTTCAATCTTTGGAGGATTTTTTCGGATGAGATCACTAGAAACATTTAACCAATTAGTTAATCATCATATATTTGAAACAGTACTTGATGTAGGCTCTGGCAACTTTACATTTGCTCGTATGTTTCAAGAGAAAGGTAAACAAGTATATACAACTGATATATTAGAATCTGATTATCAAGGAGACTTTAATACAATTGATTTCGATCGTAGCTTTGATTGTATATGGTGTGCACATACATTAGAACATCAATTGAATGTTCATCATTTTCTTAGTAAGATCTTTCATTTATTAGACACAAATGGAGTTCTTGCGATATCTGTTCCACCACTTAAACACAATATTGTAGGTGGACATGTTTCATTATGGAACGGCGGATTATTACTATATAATTTAATACTTGCTGGTTTTGATTGTAGTGAGGCAAGTGTAAAACAATATGGATATGATATATCTATTGTTGTACAAAAGAAAGAGGCAATATTGCCTGAATTAAACTATGATCATGGAGACATTGAGGTACTTGCTAAGTTCTTTCCTATGAAAGTAAAGCAAGGATTTCATGGACAATTAGATGAAATTAATTGGAAATAAGGGTTTACAAATGTGTCTAAATATAGTATAATATACCAACATGGAGAAAAAAAATGGAATTAATTAGATTATCCTCAGGCGAGGAAGTGATAGGAAATGTTACCGATAATGGAAATGATATAACTATCAAAGATGGCTACTCTCTGCTTCCAGCAGGAGAAGGCAAAATAGGCTTTATGCCTTTTATGGCTTATACAAAGGCTAAAGATGGAATCACAATCGATAAAAGATTTGTGGTGTTTATAGTAGAACCTGCTACGGAATTAGCTGACCAGGTGAGGCAAATGGATACAGGATTAACAGTACCAAAAAATAAAATTATAACATAATGCAATCAAAATATCCAATATACATTATTTCAAAGGGTAGAGCCGACAGCCGGCTAACAGTCAAATCTATGGAAGAGATTGGAGCAATGTATCGTATTGTAATTGAGGAATCTGAATACGATGATTATGCTGCAGTTATTCCAAAAGAGAATATACTCACAGTACCAACAGATTTTAGAGATAATCCAAACTGGGCAAGAAGATGTGAGGTTACAGGTCATTTAGGTGGTTCAATACCAGTTCGTAACTGGGTTTGGGAACACTCAATAAAAGAGGGTCACAAACGACACTGGATATTAGATGATAATATGCAACACTTCTATCGTTTGCATAATAATAAAAAAATACAAATGACTACGCCAACAGGTTTTAGAGCATGTGAGGACTTTGCAGATAGGTATACCGATGTAAAAATGTTTGGTATGAACTATGCATTCTTTGCTCCTTCAACTACTAAACGCCCACCTTACTATCACAATACAAGAGTTTACAGCTGTATATGTTTATCAAATGATATATACCCAGAACTATATTGGAGAGGTAGATACAACGAGGATACTGATTTATCATTAAGAGTAATGAAATCAGGATATCACACATTATTGTTTAATGCTTTCTTGTGTGGTAAAGTTGCATCGATGGCAATGAAAGGTGGTAATACTGAAGAGGTATACAATATTCAAAAAGTAGGTGGAGTTGATACTAGAGCAGGTAGTGAGGGATTTGATAACAGATTAACCTTTGCACAATCTCTTAAAGATCAACACCCTGATGTGGTACATATAACACAGAAATGGGGTAGGTACCATCACCATGTTGATTATAAAACATTTCAAAAGGGTATTAAACCTACTTTAAAAGAAGGACTAAATATAACTAAAGGTCCAAACAATTATGGATTAAAACTAGTAAGACTCAAGGAGAAAAAAGTATGAGTAGAAATAATAAAACTTTAAACTATCAACCTGAAAATCTATTCGTAGTAACAGGACAAGAGGATCAAGCAACACCTTATGATTGGGATGGAATGCCTGAATTTAATCAACCTGAAGCAGAAGCTTGGAAGGTACTAAAGGTCAGATTTCGTAACGAAGAGGATTTAAGAGAGTTTGCTGAAAAGATTGATCAAACAAATATCACTACTAAAACAAAGGGTATTTGGTTCCCACCAGCTGATAAAACAGCTAACAGTCTGCTCCGATATATGGACGAGAGTCAAATAGACGATAATGTCCAGGAGATTGTGGAATAAATGTCGGAATTTCTACAATTAAAAGGTAAGAAGTTACTTGATACCTTTTTAGATGATTATAAAAGCATTTGTAATGTTGATGATACCTTTTTAGATATAACAAAAAATTATATTAAAACAAACGAAAGGTTTGACTATCTAACTGAGTTATGGTATAAGAGATTAAATGCTGATGATTTAGATGGCGCGTATGAGGTCTATAGTGATAAACATTATCTCACAGACCAATTTAATTGCTTTAGAGTTTATGCAAGAGCTTATTTAAGGGCGATGAGTAAGTCTACAAAGCTAATTGAACAACCATTGAACGAATTTACTGGAGACGCAACATCAATTGTGGATGTAGGAAATGGTATTGGTTATTCAACCACCATATTATCTCAGCTCTATCCTAATCTAAAAACATATGGTACTAATTTGCCTAACACAGACCAGTGGAAATTTGCTACCGAAATGGGTAGAAGGCATAATTTTACTATGGTAGAAGATGTGGTCGAAATACCAGAGCGAGGTGGTTTGGTATTTGCATCTGAATACTTTGAGCACTTTTTAGATCCAATCAGCCATGTTGAACATATCATAGACGCAATCGAACCAAAGTATTTTGTTATTGCTAATGCATTTAATACTTGGTCAATAGGTCATTTTGAATCATATGATGTAAAGGGTGAAACAATACCACAAGAACGCATCAGCAGAATGTTTAATAAAAGGCTAAGGGATCTAGGCTATACTCAAGTCCAAACTGGACTCTTTAATAGAAAGCCAAATATATGGAAAAAATAGGTTTACATTTGCTCAGTTTTGTGGTATAATATACTATATGATTTCGGGTACACTATTCCAATCTATCTTCGATAACAAAACCGATAAAGGTATTGAACTACCTGATTTTCAGCACTTTGAAGAAGTATTATATAAACTTGCTAAGAAGAAACGCAAGGGTAAAAAAGATGCTGAATTAATGTCTCCTGCAATATATATTAAAAATACCACCAGAGCTAATGATAATGTTACAAGCTGGGGTGGTTGGTGTGCAGTAGATGTTGATAATTATGAAGGTAATGTAAATGATTTAAAAGCATGGTTACAGAATAAATGTAATAATCATTATTTTGTTTGCTATTCTACAGCCTCGTCCACAGAAGCTAATCCAAAATTTAGGTTGGTTTTTCCTCTTACACGAGAGGTTCCAAGCCATGAAATCAAACACTTTTGGTTTGCCCTAAACAAAGAACTAGGCGAGGTTGGTGATATTCAAACTAAGGACTTATCACGTATGTATTATATTCCAGGCACATATAAAGATGCTTATAATTTTATATTTACATCTGAGGGTAATATTATGGACCCAGCACTCATTATGTCAAAACATGAATACATAGAGAGCTCTGGTAATACTATGTTCGATAGGCTTCCAAAGAAAATGCAAGAAGCCATGATGGAACATATGAAAAATAGGCTCACCAATACTGATGTTAAATGGACAGGATATAAGGATTGTCCATTTTTTCCTAAATCATTGGAACAAGACTATCGCACAATATCTGGTACAGGTTGGTATCACAAAATGTATCAAATCATGGTTGCTCTTGCTGGTAATGCAATTAAAAATAATTATCCAATTACAGCATCTGAAATCGCATATCTCTGTAGAGAACTAGATATTGACACAGGAAACTGGTATGCCAAAAGAGCTCTTGATAAAGAAGCAGAAAGAGCTTTGGAATATGTTTACAAAAATCAATTTTAATGGTATAATATACTAATGAAAAATATAACAGTAGTTGGATCAGGATATGTTGGTATGGCAAATGGAGTTGCTCTATCACAGCAGAATAATGTTATTATATTGGATATCAATTCTGAACGAGTAAATAAAATCAGAAACAATGAATCACCGATAGAGGACAAGCTTATCACTGAATTTTTAAACTCAGAAGATTTAACACTTACAGCTTCTACTAATAAAGAAACCGCTTATAATCATGCTGATTATGTTATTGTAGCTACTCCAACAGATTATTGCCCTATACGAAATTATTTTAATACCGAATCAGTGGAGTCTGTAATAGAAGATGCATTGGAAAAATGTAAAGGATATATTATAATTAAATCAACGGTTCCTGTTGGGTTTACTAAACGAATGAATGAAAAGTTTGAAACTGATAGGATATTATTCAGCCCAGAGTTTTTAAGGGAAGGCAGAGCACTCTTTGATTGTTTGAATCCTAGTAGGATTGTTGTTGGAGGTAAAACTAAAGCGGCCAAAGCTTTTGCCAAACTCTTATCAAATGTGGCAATAAAAGAATCACCAGTAATATTAACTCACTGGACTGCTGCAGAGGCAATTAAACTATTTGCAAATGATTACCTAGCCATGCGTGTTGCTTATTTTAATGAAGTGGATATATATGCAGAATACCATAAACTGAATGCAAAAGATATTATTGATGGTATGTGCTATGACGATAGAATAGGACAGGGGTATAATAATCCATCTTTTGGTTATGGTGGTTATTGTTTTCCTAAGGATACAAAACAATTATTGGCAAACTATGATGAGAATCTAATACCCAATCGTTTGGTAGGTTCAATCGTTCATTCAAATGAAATTAGAAAAGATTGGATTACCAACCAAATATTAAGAAGGAATCCAAATGTTGTTGGTATATACAGAATGGCTATGAAAGCTGGTTCAGATAACTATAGAAGCTCAGCGATCGAGGGGATTATAAAAAGATTATCGGCACGAGTCAAAGTGATTATATATGAACCAATGTGTAATGACGAGGAGTTCCTAGGTTGTATATTGGAAACAGATCTAAATAAATTTAAGAAGTTAAGTGATACTATTGTTGCAAATAGGCTCGATGATGATATCGCAGATGTAAATGAAAAAGTCTATACGAGAGATATATATGGAGACAACTAATATATTAGTTATTGGAGGTGCTGGCTTTGTTGGTTCAGCACTATGTAAGCAATTAGAAGCTGAAGGACATAATGTTACTTCGTTGGATAACTATTTCACTGGTAGTAAATTAAACCACCATGATGGAATAGAATACATCGAGGGAACACCACATGATTTAACAGAGCTTTGGTCTGAACCAGTTTTTGATTATGTGTTTCACTTAGGTGAATATGCAAGGGTTGAACAAAGCTTTAATGATTTTGATACTGTAATGAGTTCGAATTATCATCAGTTTCCAAAGGTGTTGGAATTCTGTAAGCTACAGGATGCTAAATTAATTTATTCTGGTTCATCCACTAAATTTTCAGTAGGTGAAGATGGACAAGCTATGAGTCCTTATGCCTATACAAAAGCAAATAACACTAACCTACTACAAAATTATGCCAAATGGTATGGATTAGATTATACCATTGTATATTTCTATAATGTCTATGGTGATCACGAGATTGGACAAGGCAAATATGCAACAGTGGTTGCTAAATTCTTGGATATAGTCAAAGGTGGCCACAGAACATTACCTGTAACTTCTCCAGGAACACAGCTCAGAAACTTTACTCACATTGATGATATTGTGGCTGGATTAATATTGGCTGGATTCCAAGGTAGTGGCGACGGTTATGGTATTGGATCTGATGAAAAATATTCGATATTAGATTTGGTAGAAATGCTAAAAGCACAACCTATTATGACAGAAGAGAAACCAGGTAATAGAATGGACGGTGTACTAAAAACAGAAAAGCTAAAAGAGCTTGGTTGGTCATGTCAGAGATCATTACCAGAATATATTAAAGGAAAATTATGAGTAAATTTGGAAAGGCAGTAGATACTGAAGTAAAACATACTGGATTAGCTATGTTTAAAACATTCTTATATGGTATGGCATTTGGTGCAATGCTGATGGGTATATTATTATTACCATCAACAGTAAAAGCTTCAGACGCAAATAATGACATCTATTGTCTAGCTCAAAACATTTATTTTGAAGCAGGTAACCAACCAGTAGCTGGTAAGATTGCTGTATCCCAGGTTGTTCTTAATAGAGTAAAGCATCCATCATATCCAGACAATATATGTGATGTTGTATATCAGGCTAGTATGAGAGTGAATTGGAAAAATGAATTAGTTCCAATACGAAATCAATGTCAATTCAGCTGGTTTTGCGATGGTAAATCAGATGATCCAGTAGATAGTCAAACGTGGCTCTTAGCTTTACATATAGCTCGAGATGTAGTTCAAGAGCGATATGGTGATATAACAGAGGGATCAACACATTATCATGCTGATACCGTATATCCATATTGGGCAGAAAGCTTAAATCAAACGGTTATTATAAATAATCACACATTTTACAAATAGGAGAAAATATGTACAAATATAAAGTTCATGTAACAAGGGTAGTCGATGGTGATACTGTCGATGTCGATATCGATTTAGGTTTCGGTATGATATATAAAAAGCAAAGAGTTCGACTAATGGGTATTGATACTCCAGAATCAAGAACAAGAGATTTAGAAGAAAAGTTTTATGGTTTGCAATCAAAAGCATTTCTTAAACAGCTATTAACTGGTTCAAGAACCTATAGAGATATCCATTTAGTATCACATGATAAAGGTAAATTTGGAAGAATATTAGGAGAACTCTTTATTGATACTGTTATGCTAGAAGGAGTTACAACAAATGCTGCTGGGTCAGTTAATCAAATGATGATTGACAATTTTCATGCTGTTCCATATCTTGGGCAATCCAAGGCTGATACAATACAAGGTCATATGATGAACAGAGCCGCACTTAATGAACAAGGTGTAATTTATCAGAAATAACGTGTTTACATTTGACCTATTTTATGGTATAATGGGTGCATATGTTTAAAAATGATTATAATACTATACCTGGAGCCTTTTGGGAAACCTTAGGGCAATATGTATATGGTTATAAAGAAGATGGTAATTTTGTATATGTTGGAAAGGGTAATGGCAACAGAGCTCTTTCGCATGTCGGTAGTAAAGAATATAATACTGATAACCTATACATTATTGCTAGAAACCTTGAACGATTTGAGGAGAAAAAGGACTATCAATCTTTTCTACTTGAATCATATTTAATATCAAGTAACAGCCCCAGAGATAACTCAGTCTCTGGACATTATAAGGAGTGTTTTATTATGGCAAAAATGAGTGAATTATTTAATGAATTCGAAAAGAGTCAACATGACAATTTCGAGGTATTACCAGATTGGTATGTGGAAAATTATAATATATTTAAAGGTAGATTAAATGTATTTGTGGTTAAATCACATCATCATCTTTTAGAGTTTGAGACAACTCATAAAATGCAACCTGTTTTAGAGATTACTACTGACGATGAGGTATCACTAAAGGTTCAAATACATGCAAGAGACGAGGTATTGGAAACCAGAAAAGAACAATTATATACCTTCTGTGAGCAATTGGGCATACAGGACCTTGAAGAGGTTGGAGTCAGAAATCATTTCCAAATTGGAGTAGAAGATAAGGAAATGGCATTTAAATTTATCGAGGACTTTTATTCGTAATGAAAATGAAAAATCCTAAAATCGGATTTACAGCTTCTACATTTGACCTATTACACTCGGGTCATGTTGCCATGTTAAGAGAAGCAAAAACTGCATGTGATTATTTAATCTGTGCATTACAAAATGATCCATCGATTGATCGACCAGAAAAAAACAAACCAGTCCAAAACATTGTTGAACGCCAAGCTCAACTGGCTGCAATTAAATATGTAGACGAAATATTGGTCTATAATACAGAAGCAGAACTATTGGATATCTTATCAATGTATCACATAGATGTTAAAATTATGGGCGAAGAATATCGCAATAAAGATTTCACAGGTAGAGAATTATGCCAAGAACGAAACATTGAATTTTATTTCAACAAAAGAGATCACAGATTCTCTACAAGCGATTTGAGAAAACGAGTCACAGAAAGTGGTTTACAAAAGCCCAAAGATGTGGTATAATATACTATTAATATAAAAAAGGAGAAATATGCCAAGTATTGATTTAAGTCCTCGACCGAGGCGACCTAAGGATAGGCGACCATCAACACCAATGCCGTTTGATATAGCTTTAAGAAAATTTAAAAAGGCAGTCGAAAAAGCTGGTATCGTACAAGAAGTACGTGACCGACAATACTATGAGAAACCAGCTCAAAAGAAACAAAGAAAAAAAGCAGAAGCTATTGCTAGAAACAGAAGAGCTCAAAGAGCAGATTCAATAGCAAGATCACCAAGGCACTACGGAGGAAAAAGATAATGTCAGTAATGGATAAATTAAAAAAGAATAGTAAAATTAAATTTACATCACAATTAGATGAATCAGAATTTTTTACACAAAAGGATGTAGTAACAACTGAGGTGCCTATGATTAATGTTGCCTTATCTGGTGATATTGATGGAGGGTTAAGCTCTGGTCTTACAGTATTGGCTGGACCAAGTAAACACTTTAAAACTTCATTTGCCTTATTAATGGCAGGTGCTTATTTAAAAGAGCATGAAGATGCTGTATTATTATTCTATGATTCAGAATTTGGCTCACCCCAATCATATTTTGAATCATTTGGTATTGATACTTCAAGAGTATTACACACCCCTATTGTTGATGTTGAACAATTAAAGTTTGATTTGGTTGGTCAATTAGAAAACCTAGACAGAGAAGATAAGGTTGTTGTAGTGATTGATTCAATTGGTAACCTTGCATCTAAGAAAGAATTGGAAGATGCTTTAAATGAAAAATCAGTTGCAGATATGTCAAGAGCTAAAGCATTAAAGGGATTATTCCGAATGGTTACACCTTATCTTACCATGAAAAACATTCCTCTACTTGCTGTGAATCATACTTATCAAGAGATTGGGTTATTCCCTAAATCAATCGTTTCAGGTGGAACAGGGATTTATTACTCAGCTGATAACATTTGGATTATAGGTAGGAGACAAGTCAAAAAGGGTACTAATGTACAAGGTTATGACTTTGTAATCAATGTAGAAAAATCAAGGTTTGTAAAAGAAAAATCTAAGGTACCTATCAGTGTTACTTGGGAAGGCGGTATTGCAGAATATTCTGGACTATTAGAAGTAGCAATGGCTGGTGGCTATGTGGTAAAACCAACAATGGGCTGGTATGCTGCAGTGGATAAAGAGACTGGAGAAATTATCGAACCAAAAGTTAGAGAAAAAGATACTGTTACAGAAGCTTTCTGGACTCCTATTTTTGAAACCACAGACTTTAAAGAATTTGTTAAATCATATTATTCAATTGGACATAAGCCAATGCTTGAAATAGATTTAGAAAGCACTTTACAAGGGGAAGAGGATAGTGTATAATATAACAGAAGCGGATTATTCTATTGTAGAAAATCCACAATCCGAGTTCCATGGAGTTAAACTTAAAACAGGAACTTGGAAAGATGTAATAATAATCTATGGTGCTGTATCAGTCAAGGAATCCCCAGACTTAGATATGGCAACCCTAGGGTTTACTTTTACAATACAGGACCCAGCTGACCATGACTTTGATCAGTTAAATGAAGATGAAGCATTTAAAAATTACTTGGGTTCTGTATTGCAACATATTATTACCGACAGTTTAGAATGGGGACAAGAAAATAATTTATCAAGGATAGGAATTGGAAATAACGAATCAACTACAGACACACATACTGAATCACCTTCTGAATAACGAAGAGTATTGCAGAAGAGTTGTACCATATTTAAAGCATGATTATTTCGAAGGCACGCATAAGGTTGTCTTTGATTTAATTACTAAATTTGTACACGAACATAATAATTTACCAACATCTAAGGTATTACAATTAGAGCTAAGAAAGGTTAGCGCGCCAGATGAAATTCTAAACAATGCCGCAACACTTATTAATGAAATCGCTGTAAAAACAGATGTTGATACAGAATACCTAATTCGCGAATCTGAAAAGTGGTGTAAGGACCGAGCAGTCCATCTTGCCATTATGGATTCAATTGGTATTATTGATGGTAGAGATAAGGAACGAACAGAGGGTTCAATACCAGAAATACTATCAACAGCTCTAGGTGTTTCCTTTGACCAACAGATAGGTCATGATTATATTGATGATTCAGATGAGCGGTTTGACTTTTATAATACCAAAGAGGATCGAACTCCATTTGATTTAGATTATTTCAATAAAATTACAAAAGGTGGATTACCTAATAAAACCTTAAATATTGCTCTTGCAGGGACTGGTGTAGGTAAATCGTTGTTTATGTGTCATTGCGCCGCATCAGTCCTACAGCAAGGCAAAAATGTTTTATATATTACCATGGAAATGGCAGAAGAGCGAATCGCAGAGCGTATCGATGCCAACCTAATGGATCTACCTATTGAACAACTACAAAGAATTGGCAAAACAGCCTTTGATTCTAAAATACAAAAAATTGCACAGGCGTCTATTGGTAAACTTATTATTAAAGAGTATCCAACAGGCGCAGCTCATACAGGTCATTTTAGAGCTTTACTTAATGAGCTTAAAATGAAAAAGAACTTCAAACCTGATATGATTTACATTGATTATTTAAACATATGTTCCTCTAGTCGCATGCGTGGGCTTGGAGGGAGTATAAATAGTTATTCGTACATCAAAGCCATTGCAGAGGAATTGCGTGGACTTGCTGTCGAATTTAATGTACCGATCGTGTCTGCAACTCAGACCACTAGGTCAGGCTTCAGTAATACTGATGTTGGGCTTGAAGATACATCGGAATCATTTGGTTTACCTGCTACGGCAGACCTTATGTTTGCTCTTATATCAACAGAGGAACTAGAGGAACTTGGCCAATTACTGGTAAAACAATTGAAAAATCGTTATAACGATCCAACCAAATATAAGAGATTTGTAATTGGTATTGATCGTTCCCGCATGAAACTATATGATGTAGAGGAGTCGGCTCAAGCAGACATTATGTCTGATCCTATTCCGGATAAGCCGATAAACAAGTTTGGTGATCGTGACTCGGAAGATACTTTCGCCAACTTTAAAATATAAAGGAGAAATATATGAATATGTTAAATACAGCAAAAGCTTGGTTAATGGACAGATGGGCAGAACGCACATCCTGGGACGGTGGCATGATCATCGGACTATCATTATCCTACCTACTATTAGGTGGCTTAGTTGATCTAGTAGCTTGGGTAGCCCTTGCTTATGGTGTTTACACTTTTATTGCAAAAGAAGTATAATAACCTTTTAATATGACATTCATGGGGGAGTTTTCATAACTCCCCTTCTTTTTTCTCAGTTTTGTTACAACTATGTAACATCTATGTAACAATTGTGTTACTTTTTCATCTAGCGTGTTTACAGGGCCTCTATTTTAGAGTATAATAGTACCATATTTAATTAATTGATAAGGAGTAAATATGGCTTATAACATTATAGGAAAAACTAAAGAAGGCAGAACAGGTTATTATTCTGTTAATAAAATCGTAACTTATTTTAGAAACAAGTTAGGATATGATTTAGTTCCAGTCCATGGAAAATACAACAAATTCTGGTTTAGAGCTCAGTATGTCAAAGGTCAAAAATTTGATTTCATTGATGGTTCAAAATACTATAAATTAGTGGTTAATGATAATGACTTCGGTATTGAATCTGGTGGCGATATTAATGGCTGGCAGTTTGCTGGAAAAATTAAAACTCAATTAAAGGAGGCTTCATAATGGATTGGGGATTTATACAAGGATTGGCTTTATTTGCATTGCCAGTAATATTAAAAGTTTTAGGAGTATCTTAATGAAATTAGTTATTAATACACAATATAGAGAAAATTATGCAGCGCATGACGAGGGTTATGTGCACGGTGTTTCAGAACCATACTGGAAATTTAAAGGTGGTACCTCATATGTAGTTCCTAACTTTACTGGAACAAATGGTGAAGCAAGTGCTTTGGTATCTAGGCTATCTCATTTAATTGAATACTCTAATCCAGCTTCAGAGGAATATATTATTGAATCTGAGGTCGTATCAAATTTGGATAAGCATGTCCCAGAATGGGATACTGTTACTGAAATCTTTGAGAATGAGCCAGGCTTATTTCAAACTATGAGAGTAACCGACAACCGAGAAGATGGTTGGATGCGAAAAGAAATCTTAGAAAAGACTGAAGCCTGGACTATGGGTATCGGTGGGGAAAGAGAAGGATATGTATCCTCTTTCCTAATGGAAGATGGCGACATTGTCTATGGTCAGGATGAACTCAGAGAATGGTTCGAAGCTAACGAAGTAAATTAATGGTTTACTTTTCTAGCTAAGTATGGTATAATATACTATTATGCGTCACCTATTGGACGGATTAAGGCAAGAGGGGGTTATGGCCGAACATACAAAGGAAGATGAAAAAGCTTCCTCATTTTATTAACTTTATGGAGCAACAATGGATTATTTAAAAATCAAAAAAACAAAAACAAAATTAAGATATAAAGGAATCAATATTGATACCCTACAGAATATGCAATGGTATCCTAAAATTTATACAGATCCTTTTAAATTTGATTTTGAAAAGGTAAAACAAAGAATGCTCGATGCAAAAGAAGCTGGGTACTCAGACGATGTTTCTACAATTAAAAGAAATATATTAAGAGTCACAAGGGACAATCCAGGAATCTTCGATCAGTTCTTAGAACTATTAGAGGTCTAATATGTACATGAACAAGGACATTAAAATACATAAGCCTAAACTACAAGCCTTTTGTGTTCTAGTCAAATATAAAGAATCTATTATTGCTGATTATATGTTTGACGGACTCAAGGAGGCTATGGTTTTTGAATCTCAAATGAGAGATAAAGGATATACCACGGAAACAATCCGAAGGGAAATATAATGGACTACTTAATAGTATTCCTTTGTGTTCTAGGCGCAGGATACCAAGCCTTTCAAATTGGAATCAGAGAAGGTGCTGAACGCACTATCCGTAAATTACACGAGAAAAAAATCATATCAGTTAATCGAGGAGGCGAAATATTGCCTAATCCCTTTTATAAGAAATCATAAGTTTACAAAAGTTATAAATAGTGTTATAATATCCTAAAGGAGAAAAAACAGATGCGTAAATTTAGTAGCTTTTATCCAAGTCTAATAGAAGATATTAATACTCTTAAGTATACTGGTAATGATAATCCTTTTGTTATAGCCATACTAGAAGATATAGACAATCAAATTGGTGGCATTAAAACCGTAATTGAAATTGATTTAAGAGCCGGAAAGTCCAGTGGTAAAAAGCTTGGTATATCTCAGCAAATGCCAGATAAGGACCGAAATAAGTATGCTGGTTTGGCTAAGGTAATTATTAACGAGCATCCCGACCTTGAATTATTAATGGATAATGTCCCAGGGTCCAGAAAAGAAAAAGATTATGCATTTAAACATAAGGATATGGAAAAATATGTTTATGTGAATGTGCGACCAATCGGTGGCCGTGGTTCATTAGGCGATGACCCACATGAACTAATGACAGCTGCACTTTGTGTGTTTCCACAAAAACATAAAATCAATGACTCCAACGAAATGGATAAACTCATTGAAATGGTAAGGGCGCAATTAGGAAAGGTAAAAGGATATAAACAAGGCCAAGTTGATTCACTTGTGGGTAATTATTCTAATCTTTGTCAAGCAGTCTCGGCTGCAAACGCAATTATAGATGCTGGGTATGGTAATGCTGATATGGTTTATTTAACAGGCCAAGCATGGGACGATGATGTAAAGCAATTCCAAATGACAAAATACGGAATGAAAGATTTTAACTCTTCTGATTTTATTATTAGAAAAGGTAACAACTTTGTTGGTATATCATTAAAGAAAAAGAAAAGAGTAACAGAAACCGACCCAACATTAATTAATAAGGCATTCACGGGATTACTTGCAGATAAAAAGTTCGATAAATTAAGAGCTCAAATTGACAAGGATGCTGGAGCCTTTTATTTACATGTTATTAAGGTTGCAATGAAAACAAAAATATTGTCTCCAGAGTTAATGAAGGACATTAAAAAGGATAAACCAACAATTAAAAATTGGAAACAATTTATCCAAAGAATTGATAATCAATTAGTTAATAGAGTATTAAAAGGTAAAAGAACACTTTTTAAAACTATGGCTACAACCATTGATAAAAATAGTGATATGATTGCAAACCAATTAGTGCAATTAATATTTAAATCAGACCTCAAGGAATTAAAAAAGGTTAACTTTGATTTTGCTCTTGTTACTGGTGTAGGTGACTATGGGCCATCAAAAGGAGTTGTCGTAGAGAAGGGAGAATATAAAGATATTGAAACCACAACAACAAAGCTTGATGATTTATTCTCAGGTGGTAAAGCTAAAATGATTTTAACACCAGGGGCAAAACAAGCTTTTGATATTGGAGCAACTGCAGCAAATTTAAAATTTGATCTTGTGGTTGGTAAAACAACAATTGCAAATATTACATTAAGATATAAAGGTGATTTTAGATCAGCACCTAATTTTAATGCAGTGGCAACAAATGAATTTAAGGCATTATTAAAATGAAATCACTAACTAACTATTTAGCCGAAGCCAAGAATACACATATGGTCCATTTGGAGGACCTTATCTTGGACGGCGGAGTTAAGGGGGCACGCCAAGCTATCCTAGCGCTAAGATCACTGAGGGATATGTTGAGCGGTAACACCAAAGCACCTGTAGATGTTACTGTCAAGTGGGACGGTGCCCCCGCCTTATTCGCTGGAGAGGATCCAAGAGATGGACAATTCTTTGTAGCGAAGAAAGGAATCTTTAATGCCAATCCAAAGGTATATAAAAACCATGCTGATATTGATGCAGATACATCTGGCGATTTATCTAAAAAATTAAAAATAGCATTCGATAACCTAAAAGGACTTGGAATTAAAGATGTAATCCAAGGGGACTTTATGTTTGATAAAAGTGATTTGAAGAAGGAGAAAATAAATGGAATTAATCATATTACTTTCCATCCCAATACTATATTGTATGCGATACCTCTTGGCACACCGCTCGCAAAAGAGATTGAAAAAGCAGAGGTAGGTATTGTATGGCATACATCGTATAGTGGTTCTGATTTTGAAAATATGAAAGCTGAGTTTGGCAAAGATATAGTATCAAAAATTAGACCATCATCAAAGGTATGGATGCAAGATGCAACATTAAAGGATTTATCAGGTACTGCAACGCTGACCCAACAGGATAGCTTATTAGTGTCAAAGAAATTATCAGATGCTGGTAAAATATTCCAAAAGATTGCAAGTAGCACACTCAAAGAGATAGAGTCAAATAAGGAATTAAATTTAGTTATTAATGTATATAATAACACTATGGTACGAAAGGGGCAAAGAATAGCAAATACAAAGAAACACGCACAAGGTCTAATTCAATTTGTAACCGATAGGTATGCAAAAGAAATAGGAAAACGTAGTTCGCAGAAAGGAAAGGATGTACAAATACAAAAACGTGATCAATTATTATCGTTTTTTTCTAAAAGTAACCTAAAAAACCTTGAAAATATATTCATTTTACAGAATTTAGTGATAGATAGTAAATTAATTATTATAAATAAACTAAACAGGTTGTCAAAAATTGGCACGTTTGTTAAAACTAAATCCGGATTTAAGGTGACCAACCCAGAAGGTTTTGTCGCCATAGATCGAATGGAAGGTGGTGCTGTTAAATTAGTAGATAGGATGGAATTCTCTACTAATAACTTCAGCAAAGATATTATAAAAGGCTGGGATAATCCAGGCTAATGGGAAACCGAGGATATATATGTCGATTAAATCATTCAGTGATTTTTTAACTGAAGATACTAAAGAAGCTGCATTCGTATTTGGGCGATTTAATCCGCCTACAATAGGACATGAAAAGCTCTTTGATAAGTTAAAATCACAAGCGCGATCAGGAGTGTATAGAATATACTCATCAAAATCAGTAGATCCAAAAAAGAATCCATTACTATTCAAAGATAAAATTAAATTTCTACGCAAGATGTTTCCAAAACATGCACGTAGTGTTATGGCAGATAAAGATGTTCGCAATGTACTCGATGTTGCAGTAAAACTTTACGAACAAGGCTTTACCAAAGTAACAATGGTTGCAGGAAGCGACCGTGTCAAAGAGTTCGATATACTCTTAAACAAATATAATGGTCAGAAAGCTAAACACGGTTTTTATAATTTTGAAGGTGCTATAAATGTAGTAAGTGCAGGGGAGCGTGATCCAGATGCTGAAGGAGCAACTGGTATGTCAGCTTCTAAGATGCGAGACGCCGCTCAACAAAATAAGTTGCATATATTTGCAAAAGGTCTCCCATCGAATTTTTATCCTACTGATCTCTTTAACGCAGTCCGAAAAGGCATGGGCCTTAAAATGGAATCACTTCGCCAACACGTTGAATTACCTCCTGTCTCTGAAACAAGAGAAGAATATATTGAAGGTAGTTTATATCAAGTAGGCGATATTGTACGAATTAAAGAGACACAGGATATAGGCGAAATCATTTTATGTGGTAGTAACTATGTAATGGTTGAGTCAGAGTCAGTTAAGAAGCGATATTGGTTAGAATCAGTAGAACTTTTTGAGGAAGGTGGTGCTGGCGATTGGGGTACAGTTAAAGGATTAAAAAGATATTTAAAGGATACTCCAGGCCAGAAACACTTTAAGGAAAAAATGGGACCTCAGGACCCAGATATAAAAGATAGAAAAGGTACTCAGCCTAAAGGTTATTATGCAAAAGATGCCAGTGGTAAAGAAATGGCAAAGAGTACAAAAGCAAAGCGTGCAGCACATTTTAAAAAATTATCAACAAAACCTGCTCCAGGCGATGCTACTGCAAAAACAAAACCATCACAACATACAAAGAAATTTAAACAGATGTATGGTGAGTGGGCCGAACATTTAACTTTCGAAGATTTTATGATCGATGAAAGTAATACAGAATCTGCCTTAAAGAAAAAAGCTGATAAATCTGGTATGCCTTTAGGTATACTAAGAAAGGTTTTTGACAGAGGAGTTGCAGCATGGAAATCAGGACATCGTCCTGGAACAACTGCTGTGCAATGGGGATTGGCAAGAGTCAATTCATTTGTAACTAAATCAAAAGGAACATGGGGTAAGGCCGATAAAGATCTTGCTGCCAAAGTATAGGAAATTAAAATGAAATTTAAAGAACTAAGAGAAAAATACAGAAGCAAATATCCTTCAGCTCTTGTATCTGCAGCAGTTAAAATTGCAATTGATATGAGTGGTAATATGACAGGAGCATATAAGAAGATTGAAGCAATGAAAAAAGGATTAGCAAATGATCCTATGGTTAAAGATGCTTTAAGACAAGCGAATGAATCAGTTGATGAAGGAACTATGGCAATTGGTATTTTCGATAGAGATAAATCAAAAGCAAAAAAAGCTATTGCCGATATGCAGAAATTAATTAAAGGTAAACAAAATGTTAAAGTTGGTTCGCCAGAAGGTAAAAAAATAGGTGATAAATTGGATATGGATTTATTATCCGATGATGAATTAGCTGATGATTTTATGGACCCAAAAAATAAAGGCATGTCAATAAAAGATTTATTAAAAAAACATTCAAAAAGATTAGGACTTAACATCAAATGAATTTAGAAGAAGCGTACAGAAATAGGATTGCCGAAGATGGTCATGTTGATTCTGCTAATGTAAAGAATCAATTAACATCTTTAAAAAGAAATGCAGAGCAATTATTAGCTCAAATACAACCAGATGCAGAATATCCATCATGGTGGGTAAATAAATTAGTTAAAGCAGCTGATTACCTAGATACTGCAAAGGACTTTTTACAAAATAAAGTGGATCAAGGAAAGTGAAAACCTTTAAAGAATTAAGAGAATCAAGCCTAAAAGAAGCTCCATTAGTAGCAAGTGATAGTGCTATTCTCGATTCAGTATGGGCTGAAGTAAAAAAGGTTTTAGAAAAAGAATTAGCTCGAGGTAAAACCGAACTAACCAATATGGTTGCAAGAATTGGTAAATTTAAAATAACAAAAGATAGACAACAAAAAGGCAAAGCCTTTAGATCGGACTTAAAAAGATGATAAAATTCAAAGATTTTTTAACAACAAATCCAGGTATGGAGAAGGATGACCATATTGCCTATATGCGTGCGAAGCGTAGAAAGTCTCAGGACTATGGTAACGATAATGCCTCAGTAGATTATAATGAGAAAGCAGTATCACAAGCACAACAAAAACTATTTGGATTAGCATTAGCGGTTAAGAATGGTGAGGTTGATCCATCAGAGGTATCACAACAAGTACGAGATATGGCAAAGGACATATCAAAGAAAGATTTAGAAGATTTTGCTAAAACAAAACATAAAGGATTACCAAAAAAAGTTGAATCAACTGCATCTTGGGCAAAGTCATTAGAAACAATTGCAAAGAAAAGACAATTAGATAAAATATCGCCAAAGGATAAAGAAACATTAAAAAAGATTATGGCGTTATTAAATAAGGAAAAGAAATGATAACATTTAATCAATATCTCGCTGAAAACATTAGAGCTAAATTTGTAGTGATGTCAAGAGTAAGTGGTGATCTATGGAAGATCAATCACGTAACAGATGATAAAAAAGAAGCACTTACAATGAAAAAGGATATGTTTGTTCAGTCAAAAAAGGCTTCTGATAAAGCAGTAGTTGATGGTAAATTTGCTAAAAAGAATAAGTGGAAGCTTTATGGTATGGTCGAGTGGGATGGTAAGAGTGGCAAGGTTGCATGATTAAATTTAAGGAATATCAGGATCGATTTGGTCTATACGAGGGTACTCATGTTCCCTTGGAACAACCTATGATTGAAGAAGCAGATCCTGAATTAAATTCACCTAAAAGAGGTGGAAAAAAGAAGTTTGTCGTATATGTAAAGAATCCACAAACAGGTAATATAAAGAAAATCGAATTTGGAGATACAACAGGTTTAAACGCAAAAATTAACGATAGAGATGCAGCAAGGAGTTTTGCAGCCCGACATCAGTGTGATACTAAAACAGATAAATTAGCACCAGGCTATTGGGCATGTAGATTACCGAAATATGCAAAAGAATTGGGGTTAAAGGGTGGCGGAAATTACTTTTGGTAAGGATTTTCCTTTTACACAAGAAGGAGAGATCCGTGAATTTCATGTTGATCATGATGATAGCGAGTATGTGTGGCATCGAGATCATGAGGATAGAGAAATAGAAATTATAGCTGGTGAGGGTTGGCAATTTCAATACGAAAATGCATTACCATACCATCTTCAGCCTGGTATGATCTTTGATGTACCTCAAGGAGAATACCATAGATTAATAAAAGGGTACAATAATCTTAAATGTAGGATAATTAAAAAAAATGGCTAGAGAATCACAAGCACAGAGACTAGATCGAATCGAAGAGAAGATCGATAAGTTAGCAGACGCCGTTGTTGCCCTTGCAAGAGCTGAAGAAAAAATACATACTCTCACCGCATTTAGTAAACAACAATCGGAACAAATTCAATCTATTATAAATAGAATTGATAAATTAGAACTTGCAGTAAATAATAACGCAAATACTGTAGGTGTTATAAATAGGATCTTTTGGGTTATATTAGTTGGTTTAATATCAGCAATAACTTGGGAGTATATAGTTCATTTAAGCAATTAGGAGATAAAAATGAAATTTAATGACGATATTACCATGTCTATTGCTTCCGCAGCAAAAGATGTGTTAGAAGGTAAAGTACAAAAAGAGGAAGTAAAATATCCTCACATGATGTATCACCCAGAAACAGGCAAAGAAGTAGAGGTCAAAGATAAGGCTGAACACGAGAAATATGCCGAAAAGGGTTATACGCACGATAAGCCAAAAGTAAACGAGGTTGAAGAGCCAAGAGCTAAAGGCGAAAAAGATTTTAAAGACAAGCATGTTATAAAAAAATCTGGCGAAAAAGAAGATGGCACAGTAATGAAAGAAGCTAAGAAAGAAGTCAAAGAGGATGATGTTGACGATTCAGAAGCTAAAATCGAAAAAGAAGAATCTGATAAGCAAAAGAAATATCAAGCATTTTTTCAAAAAGCTTTAAAGAAATTTGGAGTTAAATCACCAGCTGAATTAGAAGGCGAAAAGAAAAAAGAATTCTTTGACTATGTTGATGCTAACTACGAGGCTGATAACGAAACTGATGAAAGTGTTAAGGAAGAAGTTGAGCAGGTAGATGAGATTCTAGGATTTGTTAAAAAGGTTAAAGATAAGATTACAGGTAAAAAATCTGAACCTACGAAAACAAGGAATCCTGTAGATATGAAAAAACTGCTAAACAGCCCTGGACAATTAAAAGCCAGACTTGCAGATGCAAAAGAAAAGCTTAAAAAGACACAAGAAAAGCTTAAAAAGGCTCAAGGCCCAGACGGTGATGATGAGTCAGAAGATTATTGGGGCGAAATAGAAATGAAGCAAGCTCAGGAAGTAGAGAAACTTGAAAAGAAATTAAGAGATGCAAAATAGTAGGAGTATTTAATGAAAGATTATTTTAAATTAAGACAAGAGCTTAATGAAGCTAAAATATCTCTAGCTAAGCTTTCAGCTGGTATGAAAGTTAACATTATTCATGATGGCCGAAGTGCAAAACAATTTGGAATCAAGGATGAAAATGTCTATGGTGGTAAAGTACAAGTATTAGGTTTAGGGGTTATTCCATATAAAAAGGAAGCCTCTAAGCAATTAGTATTAGCCAAAGACATGGCAGATCTTAAAAAGAAATATAGTCAGGTATTTAAAAGCGAAGAAATTATGTATGGATCATTTTTTAATGCAAGACATAGATTACAAGCAGCATTTGATGCTATTGTAAATGCTGATAAAAAAGTTAAGCCAGGTTTTGGTGCTTGGATATGGCAGGTTATTGATGGTCCAAACAAAGGTAAATTTGGCTATTGTTATATTGGTACTGGTAGAAATGATGAATGGGAAGTAAGGTTTTTAAATAAATCAACTCAATTCAGAATCGAAAGTTAATTTCATATATACCTGAGGTATATATAATATATGATGAAAATATTTGATGAGCT